GTTGGCACCACTGATGCTCGCTCGGTTCCGCGGCAATAAGCCTCGGTCGCGAGTAGGACTTCGGAACAGCAACCATTCTAGCTGAAGGTTCTCGCGAACCAACACAGTTTGAAGAAGTTGCTCTGTCTGCCCAGCTCGCATAATTATGGAAACCATAATCGGCGAGTGGGAACGCGTGTTCCAAACGGTCACTCCAGTTCGACCAACAGTACTTGTTGGAAGGACCAGTGACCTCTGAAACAGCGCCCGGTCCGTGCCTGAACTTCCACATATTCGGATCGTAAGATCCGAGAGTGGAGGTAACGATACTTGACACGGAGTCAAGTTTCGCCAGGAAGACCGACAGTTGGTTACGCTCACGCGCAACCATAGAGTGTAACCGCTCTTGATACCTCGGTGATTTACCGTAACCATGGTAAGTCTCCTCGATGTCTTGAGTAGTTGGCCCTATTTGCTGCCAAAACTTTTCAGGTTCTGGTAACACACTGTCGACCGCGTAAAACTCCTCGACCTCCGTCGAGATGTTCTCAGCGGGACATGGGACTTTCGCTTTCTTGAAGGCAAATAAAATTTGCCGTAGGAAAACGATCGCCTCAACGTCATAGTCTTCCCTCAGGAGTCCAGTCTCGTGGAAGACGAGTAGGTAGAGTCCCCGAAGAAACTTCGGGATCACTACCCTGTTAGAAAACCTCTTCGTCAGAGGTAATCCTGACAGTCTGTACTCGCCAGCAGACAGGCACCTATCCAGGTGCTTGCCCACATTGGGCATGTCTACCAGGAAAACCGGTAGACCGCGATGCGCCACGAGACTCCGAAGACGGGAGAGATCCATCTCAAACTCCATCCTCAGCGTCGGGTAGGCCTGTGAAGCGTCTCGAAAGAGCGCTTCACAGACCTGACTCAATTCCCAAACAAGGCTTTTCGACATATTCGGATTAACTCCGGGATATGTTCCTTGTTGATGGGAGGACACTCAGCGCCCGAAAGGCAGAACTGTAACAGCTCAGTCTACGCCACGCAATCACCCCTCCATTATATGAAGGGAACCACCTCTTGCGAGAGTGGAAGCATTGTGGAAATGTAAACTTTACTGCCCAGATCTCTGCTAGCATATTCGGACTGACCAGGTAGGAAGTAGACGTTCCCTCGCATAACCTACAAGGTTAAGCGTGGGTCGCTACGATTCCCACCCCAACAGTTGCGTCACGAACGCGTTGCTTGATAGGATCACCTTATCGGCGACCGCATCGTACAAAGCGACAGACGTATCACTGCTCAGATGCTCGATCACAAAGTAGAACTTACGTTCGTACTCTGCGACCGTGCTCGTGGCGAAAATCGTGTGCACAACTTCAAAGTTGTGACGATCTTTTGCCGGCACACCGTTTTGGGCTTTCGTCTTAGAATGACGAATCCTTGCGATGTACTGATCAGTGGTGTTGCGGAACATGTATTCACTAGAATACGCGTCCTGGTTGATCTTCTTCAGAGTGATGTCGCCACCAGTCTGCGGAAGAACGAGTGTGTCTCCAATCATGGGAACGGACTCCTAACGGCATAGGACCACCTAGCGGCTTGAAGACCGCAAGGCGGCCAATGACGCTAGGATCAACCACTGCCCACCTGTAAGGGTAGGCAGGAACGGAACGGGAATCGGTGTGATAGGAAAGACAATCTGTCTTTCCTTTCGGCTGTAATCCTCAACATACCAACCTTTAAAGGTTGGCCATGTCGCGGACGCAGTTTTGTCTAATATGTACTCGGATTTTCCAATCCTCGTACGCATTAAACATACCTTCTCCCAAGTCAGAGGGACTGAGTTATTGGTCGCGGCGATTACATCGCCGAGATCCGAAAACCAGTCTGCCAGCCAGCTCCAGGGAGTCAGCTCCCAGGCTACTGACAAGGCCTCGTGTGACGTGATACCAAGGGCTAAGCGACGCGCTAAATCTTTTAGCGGTCCGTAGCCTAACATTGGTAGATCACTGGAAGGGTCCAGTTTCCACTGGGCCGTTCCCCACACCTCAGAGGTGTAGGTTACACGACGCCATCCTTTGAGGACCGCCCCCTCGCTATGCAAAATAGCATAAGTGGGCGTATCCACAATGGTGGTCCGACCTAAGTGACACCGACGCCGAAGAGTCTCACCACTACGCAGCTTCATGAGCCAAATGATGCGGTCATCGACCGCCTTCACAAAGCCAAGAAGTTTGCGTAGGTCTCCAATCATGGGTGCGATGGCCCAGCGCCAGGATAAATATCCTTTCGCTATCTTCTCAAGAAGATTGCCACCCCATCCACGAACGAGATCAGGCAGGTCCTTTAGTTCTCCCAAACCTTGCGGCACGCTTACATGCGGGACGTTAGGGTTTGTTCGACCTAAAATCTCCCAAGCCAGGTTGCTAAGCTCCAAACTGGAGTAATTAGCGAACTTGACAATGGGATCTGGAGCGCCAGGCCTGTAAGCCGGTGGGTAGTCTACGAATTCACGTAGTACAGACCCATTAGCATGCAGTTCCTTGCCTCCCAAAGCGGGATAATACGTGAAACGCTTGGTTACTAGGAGAGGGTTAACCCCTTCCCAGTTTCCAATTGTGTCATCGCATGTCCCGTAAGGACCATGGGTCATGCATCGGGTAATATGTAAGTTCAAGGGATTATTGTGGTAAGTACCACATACCTGGAACTGTCCATCATTC